TGGATCATGTTGCCGACGCGGTCGATTCGACACCAGCGGACGCGGTCGTTCTCGTAGTCCCCAGCCATCTCGGGGGGAAGGTCCGACGCACCGTCGGGGGAGGAAATCCACCCGCCGATGATGAACCAGTATTCACGGGACCCGAGTTCCGGCAGGAGCGCAACACGGTCGCCCACGTCCCACGGAGGGATGTCGCCCCAACTCTTGCCCCCGATGGGGCAGGTTTCGGCCCACGGAAGGTGTGAGGTGGGAACGTCGTCGTCGTGTACACCATATACGCGGACGCGGTACCGGACCCGCTGTTCCGCGTCGTTCACGTCTGCGATAACGCCTCGCGCCACCCCTATCGGTGCATAGGGCATTCTGACCTCCTACTACATGGGTACGATGGTCTTCGTGACCGTACCGGGGACGGAGACGCCCGAGGTGGCCCCCGATACGCTCGCCTTCGCGGTACCCTGCGTCTGTGCGTCCTCCTTCGGTACGATCTCCTGATCGACCTGCTGCTTGTCAGCCTTCGGAGCGCGGGCCGCTTGACCCGTCTGTGCCTCCGATGGCTGCGGTTGCCGGACACCCTCGCGGTACATCTCAGCGGAGGTCACCCAGCCGCTTGAGTCAATCCTGTGTGTGACTCGATTGGTACGAAACTTCCCCGACAGATAATACAGCGTGTTGTCCGGTCGGTAGTAGTTGACCGTCACGTACTCCGGCGGAACGATGGCATGTGTGCCCCGAACCTCAAGGTCTGCCGTGTATGTTCGTTCGCGGAGATTCTGCATCTTGTGGGCGACGAACTGGATGAACTCCTGATCCGTCCGGGCCACCACGCTGATCTTCGCCTTGATGTCGTCCCCGAGCTTCTCGTAATAGGCCGAGTCCGGGTTGACCACATTCTTGCCGCCCTCGACGGGTCCGTCGTCCGTCGTGTTGCTTTCCGTCCTCTGCCCTTCGGCGGCGTTGATCGACTCGTACTGAGCCGCCCGACCGCCCATGATGGCCATGAACATGTTGGAGTCCTGCGGGGCGAACCTGATCACGTCGCCCCACGCGTCACGAGCGAAGGTGTACACCGCCGCTGAGCGCGTGACGTAGTCGGGGGAGTGGAAGTGCACGGCGTCCCGGGTGAAATAGAACCCGAAAGCTCGCTCGTTCACATTGATGGCCTTGGGGACCAAGTACTCCTTGATGAACTTGAGGTCGCTCTCGTCGGCCATGCTCATCTCCGGCAACGTGCCGACGCTTTCCTCGACGGTCGAGCGTCCATGCTGATCGACGGTTACCCAACCCCACTTCGCCGCGATGTCACGGAAGATTTCGGTTGCGGTCTTTCCGGCGGGCCACGAGCGCGGCTTCAACTCCTTGTTCAGGAGCGGTTCGACGGCGGGTGCGGCCATGAACTCGATGACGATGGTGATCCCCTCAGGGGCAACCGAGGGCATGAACTTGAGCACCTTGCAGATGTACGGGGGGTATTGGTTGATCCCCCGACCATCGTCCCAACCCCACCGCAACGACATACGCCTCTGACTACCCGTCACGATGAACAGGTTCTCAAGGTCCCCGCCGAGCTTGTCGAACAGCGTCAGTGTACCCTGCCACACAGCGTCACTCGTGAGCGTGAGTTCAAGAGACTGGAAGTGGTCCTGCGCCTGAATGTCCACGAACACGTCGTCCGCCGTCTCAAAGAGTATCTCGATGAGAAGGTTCGTCAGCGCGTTTGGTGTATTCGTGGCCATGCTAGGTCCTCGATATGTACGCGAGTACCGCCGAACGCGGCGGAATCACGAGCTTCTGTCCCACGTACATGTCTGTCTCTTGGTCGATGATCCCGTTCGCCTGCGCGATGACCCACCACAGTTCCTCCCGACCGGCCCCGTAATACTGCACCGCCAGCATGTCGAGCATGCCGATCTGGAACTTGCGAACCTCGTGGACTACGGAGTCCTCGTACGCCTCAAGGAACTCAGGGGGAGCCTCCCAAAGAGCGAACCGCGCACCCCACGTTTCCGTGCTGTACACGTTCGTGTCCTTGTACCGGCTTGCCGATGACAGCGTCAGCGTCTCGCCCATTAGGCACCCCACCTGTTGTTGACCGGGAACAGCCCGATATCCCTACGCACGACCGTAAACTCGCACTGTACCTCGGCTGCGTAGGGGAGCAAAGTTGAAGGTTCAAAAGGTGGCATCCACTGAATACCGACCTGTGTCGCGATGACCAACCCCGAGAACAGTTGGCCGATTTGGAGGATACACGTCGGCGGCGCATGCGACAGGTTGTCGTCCCCGACGTACGGGTACTTGAGCGCGTCGAGCCACATGGCCGGGGTACGGACCTCCTTGATGAGCACGTCGGACAGCGTCAGACTGCCGGATGTGCTCAACCCCTGCGACTGGAACTTGAAGGTGATCGGGATCACCTTGTTGCCCGTCCCCATGTACATCTTGTACGACTCCGCTCGACCGATCACGTCGATGCTGGCGTAGTTCACATCCGACTGCTCGCTGATCCCTTCTTCCAAGTCGATGAAGTGGAACGGGAGGTTCTCGTCCTCAAACTCCCACCCATTCGGGTTCATATCGAGCCAGATAGGATCGAGCGACAGGATCGACCGCTCTGCCATTGGCGTTTGGATGACCTCACCCATTACAGGTTACCTCCGGCCATAGCTTGTGTTTCGGGGCCGGTGGTCCTCGCCACGGGTCGCCCGCCCGCCGCTGCGAGTCGTGGACCAGCCGTTCCACGCACTGCCGCGATGAGTTCCAGCAACAGCGTGTTCGTCTCACCCAGCCGTTCGTGTACAGGCTTGTCCGTCGTGTCCGGGTCGAGTTGAACACTGATTGCCTGCTGGACCTGCGCCGGTTCGATCTTCGGGACGGTCACCTTCTGCTGTACACCCGTAATCTCACCGGCGGCGTCCACGATGGCTCGTAGTGCGCGGCCTACCGATGGTGCCGACTTCACGATGTCGGCGGACCTTTCCGAGGCCCGCTGGATGATGTCGGCCACAGGGGCCAAGCGTGTCGCCATCTTCGCGACACCCGTGACGGCCACGTCAGCCACCTCGACGGCCTGCTTCACGTTGTCCATCGCCGCCGGGGGCATGTCCTTGAACGCGGTGGCAAGCCCACCCACGATGCCCTTGAGCGAGGACGTGAACTTCGGCATGTTCTCCGCGAGTGTACTCATGGGGCCACTGAACACCCAACCGTCAGCGAGGCCCCCGATAAGGTCGCCGGATTCCTCAACGGCCTTCGCCAACGGGTTGAACCCCTTGACCACCTCTGCCGCTACCTTGATCGCCTCGACGGCCTGTTGGGGCGTGTCCTTCAGGAACTCCCCCAATGCCGCGAAGTTGTGTGTCAGCGTGGCGAGCGTGTCCACCATAGGTTTCGACTCTGCGGCGAGCTTCGTCATGGGCGACTCGCCACCGAAGAAGGCTATGACCTTTTCCGAGAGTTGGGACAGGAGGCCGGGGGCCACGTCTTGCAGACCACCCGCTACCTCCGCGTAGTTCTTCACGAAGCTCGCCATCGCGGAGATGACCGGCGTGGCCTTCTTGAGGTTCGCGATGTCGCCGTCGCCAACTTTGGAGAACGACTCCCCGAGTTTCTTCACCGTCTCGATGATCGTGTCGCCTTGGTCAGCAAGCAGTTCCATCGAGTCCCCGGTGAACCAGTTGACCACAGCCCCGAGGACACCGCCGGTAGGGGCGGCACCTGACAGCGAGGACTCGACCTTGGCGTAATTCGACATGAACGTAGCCGCTGCCTCGACGGGCTTCGCGGAATTCGCCAACGCCTTCAGGTCCTCGTCGCTGAATTTGAAGTTCTTGACCATGCCCGAGACTACGTTTGAAATCTGCTTCGACTTCTTGGACAGTCGAACCAGCGGGGAGTCCGTGCCGAACCAGTATGACAGTGTGTTACCCAGCAGGTCGCCCACGAAGCTCGTGATGTTCAACGCGGTCACCGCCGTGGATACCAACACGAACCCACCAAGGAATTTCACGGCACCCATCATCCCGTGAATCGCCGCGTCTATCTTCTTCGGGTCCACGCTGAACGCCTCGACCATGCCGTTGATCACACCACCGAGACCCTCACCGGCGGAACCACCCATGCCGAGTGCACCGAGGCCCTTCATGGCCGCGCTGAAAATGATGATCCCCGGCGCGGACGCTGCGAGTCCCGCCCCAAGTGCAGCCATACCCGCGCCCATACCGATGAACGCGGGACCGAGAGCCAGCAACCCACCGCTCAACGCGAGAATCTTCCCCGCGTCCATCGTGGTCAACAGGGAGAAGAAGGTACCGATCTGTGTGAAGATCGTTTCCAGCACGCCTGCCACCGACGAGATGAAGTGCTTCGCCACGTCACCGATGACCGTGAAGACGTGCTGTACAAGGTCACCCAGTATTCGTAGTGCTGGTTCCGCAACGCGCATGGCACCCGCGATGGCGAACAGACCAGCCACGAGTGCCGCGAACCCGAGCGCACCCGGGCCGAGCATGGCAACGCCGAACCCCTGAATCACAGGGATGAGCGTCATGAGACCGCCGGAAAGGCCCTGCATGAACCCAAGGACCGCCTGCCCGAGGCCACGACCGATGCCCGCCGCGAACTGGCCGATGCCCTTCCCTACGGATGCGATGGTCTCACCCAACCCACGGGTCGCCGGTGTGAGGCCCTTGGTCATGGTCGAGGCGGTCGCCGTGGACGCGGCTTGTACAGCCTTCTGCGCCTTCAGGAGGCCCAACAACTTGACGGGGAGGGTCACGACCCACTTCGCCATCCCCGCGAGGCCCGGGATGAGATGCTTCGCGAGTGACGCGCCTGCACTGATCGCCTGACCGGCGAACCGAGCGAGGTACCCAGCGGACAGTAGTAGCTGCGGGTTGAACTCCTTGAAGAAGTCCATCACGTCCACACCCTGTACACCGAACAGTTCGAAGCTGCCGATGCTCTTGACCACGTTGGAACTGAACTTCTCAAACCACGTCGTGGAGTTCTCCGTCTGCTCCGTGATCGTCTCCATCCCCTTGCCCACGGGTACGACTGCCGCTTGCAACTCGTTCATCCGGTCGCGGTTCTTGTCCAGTTGCTTCCCGAGTTCCTGAAGGGATGAACCCGTCATATCCAGCCCGAGTATTTCGGCTAGCTCACGCGCCTCCATGCTGTCGGTTGCGTTCTTGAACTTCGACGTGAGGTCTTCCAACAGGGGAGCGAAGTTGCCGCTCGCGAGCATACCCTTGACCTCTTGAGCACTACGACCGAACGCCTTCTTCGCGAGTAGCTGCGATTCGATGCTGTTCTTGGACGAATCCACCATCAGCTTGCGGATGTCGTCGGCGGACGATTCGAACCCGTCCGGTAGGGACGCGGCGACGTTGTTGAGCGAGTTGACGAGGTTCATCTGCTGCTCTTGGGTCATCTTATAGAAGGACGACCCGAGGTTCTGGAGGTCACTCACCGTCTGCTGCGTGAGTTCCGACATGTTCACGCGCCCAATACGCGACTGCTTGATCATGGTCGCGGAGACCGATTCGAACTGCTCCTGCGTGAGGTTACCGACGCGCATCGTCTCCTTGGCAAGCTGCGCGAGTTCGTCGGTGGTCGTGCCGGTCGCCGTCGCGACGGACGCGATGGCACCGGCCATGTTGGTCGCTTCCTCCGGGTTGAACCGTAGTTGCGCGAGGTCCGACATCGCCTCACCGAACGACGTGAGACTCACACCCTCAAAGCCCTTCGCGGCCTCTACTGCGCCCCGCTTCACCTCTGCCAACTGGTCACGCGTGAGGCCCCACTGCGTGTTCATCCGGTTGATGTTGGTGACGAAGTCATCGATCTGGTCGCCCTGCGCGGCAGAGAACGTCTGCTGTACACCGTCGTACATGCCGGAGACGAGTTCGCCCGCGCCACGCAGTGCCTCGTTGAACGCGAGGAACTGCGCGGGGGAGAGAATCTTCTTCAGGAGGCTCTTGTACGTGTCCTCCGTGTCCTCGCCCACCTCGTTGAACTGCTCCATCGCCTTCGACGCGTTGGTGATGCCGGGGATGTACTTTTGCTTGATGGCCTTCGGGAGCGACAGCACGTACTTCTCAGCCGTCGTGAATTCCTCGTTCATGCGTTCAAGGACTTTGGCTATCTTCTCCTGCGCCTTCGGATCGATACCGAGTGACTTCGCTTCCTCCAACTTGGACATGACCTTCGCGAGCGACTGGATGTTGGCGAGCGCGTCCGCCGCCATCCGAGCTTCTCGCGACGATGTGCGTGCCGTGAGGTCCTGCACTACGTCCTTCGGGAGGACCATCTCCCCGGGCGTCAACATGCCGAGCACGTCGTCCAAGTTGCCGGTACCGGGGACGACACCACCTTCCGCGAACTTGGGGAGCTTCTTGAACATGCCCACCATGTCCGGCGGTTGCGGGGTTTCCTTGTACAGTTGGCGCAGCGGGAGGCTCGTGTCGAAGAACTTGTTCTTCTTCGTGGGTACTACCGCCGTCATGTGCAGCTTGATCCCGGCCAGTGCCTTCGACACCGCCGTCTGCACGGTCGCACGGAGCTTCGCACGGCTCTTGGAGTCCATGACCACGTTGATCGCCTGCGTGATGGGCTTCGCCTGCTTCTGCACACCCTTGAGAGCGTCCTTGTACCCCTTCGACGCTTCCTTCGGGAGCTTGCGAAAGCCCTTGATCACGTCGGTGACGGCAGCGAGGCCCTTGTTGGCCTGCGTGAACGCTTTCGCGTTCCACTTCGTGAGGGACTTCGTGAACCGCACGTAGTCCTTCTCGGCCTTCGCCAGTTCCGGCGAAAGCGTGTTGTCGAGTTGGAGATAGAAGCCGATTGCGTCGTCAGCGAAGCTCATATCGACCCTCGATTACACAACGGAAACGGCGAGCGGGGCCATGACAACCCGCTCGCCGCTACCGCTTCCTGCTCCTACCCGCCTTGTTGGCCTTCTTCACTGCCTCATCGTGGAGACGCTTCTGCTCCATGAGGTCCTCGTGCCGCTTGTGAACATGCCACTGCATCGTGTCGAGAGACATGCTCCCGATGTACTCGCCAGTGTACCCCCCACCGCCGTAGTTCAGCAAGAAGTACTGCCACGAACGCAGCGTCTCAAGGTCACAGTTTGGTTGGCTGAAAGAACTCGCCCGTGAAGGGCATCCCCAACTCGTTTGTGGCCCCACACCCACGACAATCCGGGTACACCCGGAGGTCGATCTTCGGCTCACGCTCATCGACGGCGATGCGCATGGTCGCGGTGTCCTTGGCAGTCACGTCCGGCGAACGGATGAACGCCTCCTTCTTGCTGATCGGAACGTCCTCGCCGTTGATCGTCACGATCTGGAGAGCGAACCGGTACAGATACGACTGGTCGCCCCGGTCCACCGACTGCATCATCGTGCGCTTCGTCTTCTTCACGAGACGCTTCTCGTCCTTGCCGCGCAGGAAGCGCATGGTGAGGACCGCCCCATTGTCCGGCAGCGTCACTTCAAACGGCTCCGCAAGCTGGAAGTCGTCGCGGTCCAACTTCTCCCGCATGCGCTGCACGATCTGATCCGGGGTCTGTTCCTCAAGGTCCTCAAGGATGTTGATGTCCGCCTTCTGCATCGTGTTGCAGAACTGACACTTGTAGTTGAACTCGTAATGCGGGCCGAACGTGATGGTGCGGAGCGCGAGCAACGCGGCCATCCGGTCGGACATCAGCAGTTCCTCGTGCGGAAACTCGTTGGGGAGCTTCACGCACGCGGCGAGCATCTGCTCCATGCGCTCCATGCCGCGTGAGCCGCTGGAGAGCAGGAGTTCTTCTTCGGTGGATGAGAGCTTGCGGACGCCGACTTCGCCGTCAGGAATCTTGTCGTCGTAGAGGGCGCCCCGGGAGGGCAGTTGCGCCTTCGTGTAACCCAATTCGGCCATCGTATTCCCCCTTCGCTGTAAGGGTGTATGGCCCCGCCCTGTTGCGGGGCCAGTCAACTCATGACATCAACCCAGCCGTTGGCCGGTCGCTAGACGCTGAAGCCCGTTGACGGATACGCCTTGTCGATGGTCAGCGTCATGGTGATGTTGAGAGTGTCCTCGCCCGTGAGGTCGATATCGCCGGGGTCGAAGCCCGAAGGCCAGACACCCTGAATATCGTAGTTGCGGATGTGCTCGCCGTTGGGCGCGAACAACTCAACCCACCCGTTCTTCTTGTACGTGGACGCGAGGCCGATCACGCCGGTCTTCGGATCGTAGACCATGTTCGCCCACTTCCAGAGGAAGTCGGCGGTGTTCTTGTCCACGTAATCCTTGTACACGACGGACAGGTCGTCGAACGTCGGCAGACCTGCGAACTTGCGCCGCTCGTTGACGTACCCGACCTCGATGATACCCATCGTCCGCTTCGGAAGCGGGAACGACATGAGCGCGAGGACGAGGTCGTCGTCACCCTCAAGGTCTGAGATGTGGAGCAACGCATTGTTGACGCGCTGCGGCTCCCAGTGCTGTGCGCCGACGTGGTCGGCTACTAGCTGGATCGCCATGAGTAAACCTCCCTACCTAGAAGCCCAGTGTGACTCCGGTCCTCGTCTACTACGCTGCTTCTTCGAACTCCGCGCCGGACGCGTACACCGAGAAGTCGAGTTCGATGCCTTCCGCCGCGCCCTGCGGGATGAGGAACAGCTTGCCCTTCATCCTGCGCGTGCGGCGGTACAGCGTCGTGTTCGTCGTCTCGTCGCACTGCACCCTGAAGTCCTCCAGACCGCGTGCGCCCGCGATTTCGGTCAGGTGCTTGTTGCAGACCTGTTCGAACTTCTTCCACGTCAGCGGATCGTTGGGTTCGAACACGAGGTACCGAACCGACGTGGCGCACAGCTTCTCCGCGTGGAGCAGTAGTCGCCGGACGTGCACGTCCGTCAACTGAGACCACGCACGCTGGAGCGTCCGGTTGCCGTAGATCGTGGGTCCGCCGTTGGCGAAGTCCACGATGGGGTTGACGCGGTTGTCGCCGGTGAAGATCGGGCACAGTTCGTTCCGGTCGTCCTGATCCGGGCTGTACTCGACCTCGCTCGCCGCGATGCGGCCCCGGTTCTCGCCCGCGATGGGGAACCACGGGGCGCGGGTGCGGTCGGTGTACGCCATCTGGGCGGCGACGAAGCCCGACGGCGGGAGCCAGATGTCCTGCAAGTTGTACTCGTCGTACACCTTGCCCCACGACCACGTCAGGGTCGCGTAGGACGAGTCCAACGGCGCGGTCGGCGCGTCGGGGTACGACGTGAGGTCCCCGTTGTGCCAGTCGATGATGTCGTCCTTGTCGAGGCCGAACGGCGGGTCCACGAGCGCGATGCAGTCGGCGCGGGACTCTGCCACGTCGATCATGTCGTTGATGACCGTCGCGTTGTAGAGGCCCGGAACGGCGAGGACGTTGAACTCGACCGTCTCCGCGTTCCTCGCGGCCTTGAGACCCGTGGACGTGGTGCCGACGACCGTGCCGATGTAGTCGGCAGCCACGAGGCCCGTGATGCCGTCGTCGCCTCCCGTGAGGTCGTACGTGTTGTTGGCCGGATCGCCGTCCACGAGCACGTCCACCTCGATGTACTCCGAGGGGTCGATCTCGCCCACGATGCCTTCCTCCAACACCTTCTCGACGTACCGCGTGTCGGTGGGGTCGGTCGTCATGTTCGTGAACCGCTCGACCGTCTGAAGGACGAGCGTCTTGTCCACCGGCGCGAGGACCGAGATGTCGAATGCGTCTGCGGCAGCACCCGGAGCGGTCGCGTCGGTGATGACGATATCGATGTTGTCCCCGAAGGTCCCCTTGTACTTCGCATAGAAGGTCATGAGGACTACGGTACCGCCCGGAACGGCATCGACACCACCGGTCATGCCGGTGACGCCAATGTTCGCCGCGTTCTCCTGAATCGCGGCATTACCGTCGATCCCGCCGGTGTCCGCCGTCAGGTCCATCTGCGGAATGGTGACCGTGCCGTCCACTGCCGTCACGTCGGCTGCGGAGAGTCCCACAGCGGCGACGAGGTTCGTCAGCGTGGCGGCGGCGTCGGCACCGATGAGGACGGGCAGGTTGCCCGGGGTGTACGATGCGTCGTCGTCGAATTCGAAGGTGTACTCCTTCGTCGCGGCGTAGTTGACCGACGACACGTTGAAGCCGTTGGCCATGATCGCGGTGTGAAGGAGAGCCATCGCCGCGTACGGGTCGGTGACGCCGGTGATGTCCACCCAGACGTTGGGGGCGGGGTCGGCCAGTGCGAATTCGAACGTCACGGAGGTCGCACCGTCGGAGATGACGACCTGATCGCCGTCCTGCGGCAGGGCGGACCCGATCAGCTTGACCGTACCGACGGCGGGGTTGCTCACGTCGCCCCCGGCCATGCCGGTCACGGCGATTCTCGCACCGCCGACGGGGACGGTGATCGCGACGTTGCCCGCCGCGCCGTTCGCGTCGTTCTCAAGGTTGAGCCACGGGACTACGTCGTGAAGCGTGACCGTCTCGCCGTCCGTCGGGTTGTTCGAACCCGTGAAGGAGACGGAACCGGTCGCGGCGACTGCGGGCGTGCCACCCGACGGGCCGGACACATCGACTTCCGACTTCGCCGCCGACGACGTACCGACGCGGAGGTACTGCGCTCCGTCGCCCTGCTTGAGGTACTGGTCGAGGCACTGAAGGCCGAAGTCATCGACCAACTTCGGGCCGAACTTCTCGTAGCCCTCCGTCACGTTATCGACACGGGTCGGGGTGTCCATCGGACCCCAGCTTGCACCGCCGACGAACAGCGGGCGCGTGAGGCCCAACTCAACGGCGTACGCAGACAGGTCGAATTCGTTGACCCGCACACCGGCACTGAGAATTGCCATTGCTCATCTCCTTTGCTCACACACTCGCCACGAAAAAACGCGAGGGAGGATACTACGACGCCTTCACCTCGCGAATTCTGATGTAGCCCTGCGCCTCCAGCTTCTTCGTGTGCTTCGTGACGCGGGTCTTGTCAATCGGCTCGCTCATCCCGTACTTCTTGAGCGTCACCGTGCCGGGACGGCCCTTGTCGTCCACAACGGGGACGGGAAGCTGCTGGCCCAGACGGTTCTTGATTACCACCTTCACGGGAACCTCCCTCACACAGTGTGCCCGTTGTACGGGCCATCAAACTGCTGGATGTATACCGCCTCCACGACGGTCGTTTTCGGAACGCGCAGCGCGAGCGAGTCCGACTTCGGCTGCGTCAGGAAGACAAGACCCACTTGCACGCTAGAGTCGAGGGACCGCTGGACAGTGTGGGCGGGTGCCGCAGCATCGTCCTCTAGCGTTATGATGTTGGTTCCACCGGTGGTGGACGTAGTCGCGATTATGCATAGGTACGGACGGGTCGCAAGTGAAAACCACCTGTATTTTACTTCGTCGCCAAGGTCCTGCGAATCCGTCGGGTCGATCTTCGTCTGCGGGTACACGCGATGCACGGATATGTCAGAGACGTACACCTCCTGATCCGGCTGATTGGTGATACCCGCGATGCGAGCAAGGTAACTCCCCGAATTGACTACGCTCCAGAAGTGAACCTTCTTCCAGAGTGAAGTCGCGGGGAGGATGAGGCTGTCGGCGGATGACACAGTGTCAAGCGTGAGGTCCCGCTGTTCGATCTCCAACTCGACGCGCCCCGTCGCACGATACTGGAACGAGATGCTGAAGATGTCGAACCCGTCGCTGTCCAACCGCGTCGGCGTTTCGATGAGCAAGACCTTGTCGGCCTGCTCCGCGACGTTCATGAGCATCGTGAACGGCATGCCACGCGTCGGCGGGGTGTAAGGGGGAAACT